AGATCGACACCGAACTCAAGTATGGCCAGCTTGGTCGCCTGGTCAAATTCGTCAATCCCTATTTCTCCAGCAAGGTATCTTTCGAGTGTACTCTTTTCTTCTGCCATATTAACTCCTATTGTCATAGGGTAACAAAGGACAGGAATGGATGCAAGGGCTAACCCGAAGGTAGTACCGCCTCCCGCAGAAGGCGAGTACCTGATTTGATACTTAAATTATACTATAGATCGTCTCGCCAGTGTATATATAAAAGCTTGGCAGCCAGGATATCTAACTGGACTTTCAGACGCACCCACTCATTCGGGTCATCCAGTTCCTCGCTTTCGAAGTCCTGCATGTATTCGATAATAGTGTCAAACCTATGCTCGATAGGGTCGTGGTCAGGGTCGCTATTTGTTACTAATCTCAGAACAGTGGTCGGCGACTTTTTCTTTAAAGGTTCGCTCATCTGGTTCAGTATACCCTGGATAAGTTACCCGATCAAGATCAACCATGGTGCTGTGCGATAACAGAGAGTTAGCCAAAGTTACGGCCTCCATATCGTCCATATCAGCCTCTATAAAAGTTTCCCCTATAGTTGCCCTTAGGCAAACGCAATTACGCTCTGTACTGTAAGCCACTGAAAACTGGCCCATCTTAAGTTCTTTAGACATGACTAGTGTCCTTGAGAAAATCTTTGCCTAGACACGCTAAACCCTGAACGGCCGACCATCCCCAAAACAGATTGCCTGGTACATAGAAAAGCTTCCAGTTCGTACTTAGGTCATTCCAAATCACTGCCTCTAGTGGAGACGATAATATTAGATAGGCTCCTACTGTCAAGCAGAACAAGAGGGCCAGTAGCCCTATGCCTGCATCTTTTAATGTCTTCATATAATGCTCCTTGTTAGTGTGATACCATTATAACATGATGAAGCTTCTTGTCATGCTGCTGCTCAGCAGTCAGCTCCACGCCTACGATATATTAGTTGAACCTAATCCATACAGCGATGTACATGAGGATGAACTAATACTTTACGAGTACGACACAGAGCCAGAGACTACAGTGGAAGTCTGGACCATGATCGATGGCCGTCTGTTCTATCAGGAAATGTCTGGGGATTTAGATTGCTACTCGCCGTGGTATAAGTACGGCTGCTAGTTGGCGTGGTCTACTTCTTTGCCCTTCCGCTTTAACAACTGGTTAATCAGCTTCCTGTCATTCTTCCCTACGCTATGGACCGTCGTATCTATCAGGCCCTCCCAGTCAGTGATGTACATCATATCAGCTGGGCACTCGGCACAGGATATAATCTTAAAGCCGTAGAGCATGTCCCTGTACTTAAGCATGTCATGGACTATGTAGCTGGTGAAGACAGTCTTGGGGTAGAGCATGGGATGTGGGTATTGGTATTCGTCAGTCATACCTAATTCTAGCACAAGGCGCAGGTACTGCCTAAAATAAAATACATTAATAACCAAGAAGTGGCGAGACCGTGGATGCTTGCCTGTATGTCTGAAACGTGGCTAGCTGGTCTACTAAAGAGGGTAGCATGGATGTTCACAATTTGCAAATCGGAAAAAGCTGGCTATGTATTAGCTTTGCTTATACTTGGGCAGACTGTAGAAGGCTCGTCTAATAGCTTGGTTATTTTTTCAGTCGGTTCTGGCTAGGCTGGGTTGTCGGATTTTTCTGGGTGGGTGTCACAGGTACATTTAAATACAGTATGGTATCTAGACCCATAGCCCCCCTTCCTACTGAAAGGAATCTTTGTAGGTTGACAGACACGGGTTGCGCGACGAGTCACGCATACGGACTGCGTCCAGCATCCTGGTGCGGTGGGCCTAACGCTGACCGACCAGCAGCATAGAATCTGCGCAGTAATGATGACTGCCTGCGGCTTGGCTTCTTGGATAGCCTGGTGTAGGGCTGAGGGAAAAGGTAGGCGGGTGACACTATCCCCTAGCAACATCTCCCCCAACCCAACCATAAGCTAAACTAATGCCAACTGCTCCAGCTATAGACAAAAGTTATGGGCTAAATTTGACATATTAACCAACCTATGAGCGGCAGACATTATCTAATTATTAGATGCTGACTATCTAATCTTTAGACTTCTATTATCGTGATCACCTGCTATTATGGTTAAAGAGATCAGGCAAACAATTGATCGAAACAAGCGGCCGAAAAAAAAGCTTATAAAGAGCAAATAAATCGACCCACTCGCTTGACTTTTCGTGACCACGATTCTAAGATCGTATTAAGAAATCAAGCAATAGCAAAGGAGCTATCATGGCAAATTCATTTCATTCTAGTACGTCGGATGTAGAAACTATTCATCTCAACCCAAGTCAGGCGGCATGGGATGCGCTATTAAAGGGCGCGATACAATACAAAAACGCACTAGACCAGGCGTGGAGGAAATTTCCTGACGGTGCCAAGGATATGGACGGCCGCATCAAGGCAATTAAGCATGCTGAAAAGCGTCCAGCTTTCCATGGGAAGCGCAGCGAAACCCACACCATTTTCTACCATGACACAGATGGCAAATACATCGTCCACTTTAAACCATAGGCATTAGGAACTTATGCTACGGGTCAAGCCTAATCACTTGGCCTGCTGCATAACCTTCTAACGCAAGGAGTTAGTATGAATAACAAGGCATTTGTCTTGGCGGGCCGAGCTGTGTTCACAGTTACGAGCAAGGCCACGGGCAAGAGGTTTACCTACCGCGTCAAGGCACCGAGTGTGCTCACTGATGCGGGCGGTCATAAGACAGACCATGACGCGAACGTCCGTTTCGTTGAGGTTCTGACGGGCTGCGACGAACAATATAACTACCTGGGTCAAATCTGGGTTGACAACCTGCGCTACACACGGGGCAAGAAAAGTAGAATCGGAGTGAATGCACCGAGTCATCTTGCCTTCAATTACGCATGGCAAGCAATAGTGAATGATGACCTACGCAAGCTTGACGTGCAGCATGAAGGACACTGCGCTAGATGCGGCAAGTCACTGACCGTACCAGAAAGCATAGCGTCAGGGTTCGGCCCATCGTGTCGAGCAAGGTTGGGGCTATGAGTCAAGAGGATGATGCACACGACAAGTTTGACGCTACGGCCCGAGCTATTATCAGTGATCTTGAAACGCATTGCAATAACTGCAAGTGCTTATTAACTACGCGTGACTATGACGCAATATGCTGGGACTGCCAGCACCAGGGGGAACTATGACTAGACGCAGAACTATATGGCATGCCGTGTTGACTGAACCAGGACACGCAATGCACAGCACAACGATTGAGCTGGTAGCTAGCACTAAGCAGCATGCCGCGCAGCAACTATGGGACATCCATGACATGGCACCCCATGAATACACGCTGCAACGCACAGGATGGTACGACTATGAATAGCTACATGATTTATGACGAGCGCGTCAATGAGTCCCAAGTTTACGGCCAGGATATAGAGGCCGAGACTGAACGCGAGGCGTTGAGAATTGCTAAAGAAGAGTACGGGATGCTTGAGCCTAAACTAAGTTAAGGGCTTATGGTCAGGTGTGTCACAAACGACGCGCCTCTCCATAACCGTTTAACACAAGGAGTTAACGATGAACGCAGTGCATATAACTAAGCGCATGACTGGTAAGATGACGGGCTTTATGTCTATCAATACTGACCCACTGAGTAACGATTTCTGTAACGCAATGAGCAAGCTAGACGATGGGCCATGCGGAGAGTGTTACTCTCGAAAGACTATGGCGCGGTACAAAAATGCCGAAGCTGCGTTCCAAAGAAACGGTGAGTTATTAAAGGGTGCCATGCTAGAAGACTGGCAAGTACCACGACTCAACGCATTGACTGTACGATTCAGTGCGCATGGTGAGCTGCACAATGGTACTCACTTAGCTAACCTGCTATTGATATGCCGCGCCAATCCTAAGACCACCTTCACGCTTTGGACTAAGCGCGTTGACCTGGTCGCCAAGGTGCTGCGAGACTTTGACAAGCCGAGTAATTTAATACTGATACGCAGCAGCAATCAACTAAACGTGGTTGACCCACTGCCGCAACACTTTGATAAGACGTTCACTGTCTATGACAAGACGCATAAAGGTGCCGAGTATATTAATTGTGGGCACAAGAAATGCCAAGATTGTATGACGTGCTACACCATCGGCAATAAGACACACGATGTCAAGGAGATACTTAAATGAATAGGGCACAGCGTAAAGAAAGGAGCAGGCGAATCGTTGACCAGGTGCGAAGCGAACTCAAAGACGAGGTGCGCAATGGAGGTAGGACATACCTAGTGCAAGGCAGCGTAGGGTATTGGCTATGCGCAGTAAGCAGCAGCAACATCCATTTGAATTGGCCCATACTTCAGTGCGACATACAGCTAGCACTGACATGGGGCGTAAGGAATAAGTTATTAATATCAGAACTAACAAGCGGCGTCAGAAGTTACGGGCTACCGCATAACGAAAGGAGATAACGCATGACAGAATCAATCATTCAAGAACCATGCCCAAAGTGTGAAGCGATGCACATAATGGGGGAGTATCTAACCTGGCCTGATGATAAAGACAGGCCGCGCAATAAGGAGTCCGGTGCTGATGGCACCGAGGAAGGATACTGCACAACAGCAAGTCCACCTGACATCAAGTGTCAATGCGGATTAGAGCTACGATTCAGGGTGCCGTCCGGCTATGTGCTGGGAGTGCTAAGAGACAGCGAGCATTTTAAGCATGTTGGACAGGGGGTAATGTGAAACTACTACTCATAGCAGCATTGGTACTAGCCAGCTGCACAAGCAGGACTGATGACGAGGTATGTTATGGCAAAGTGCCAGGTGTACCGTGTCAAAAAGACAAGCGGCCAGTCAAGGTCGAGCTACCTAACTCGATGCGGCTAACAAAGGGGAACAAGTCAGGGTATCCAATCTATAGGTACTATGACAAGCAGTACAACACGGTGTGCTATGTGGTAACGCGGGGCATATCCTGTATCAAAGGGATACGGTAATGGAAACTAGGCAGACCCAATGCGGCATGCGCTACAGGTCACAGATAACGACGCGAGGTATCACAACCAAGAGTCCTTTCTTTGACAACGTGCATGATGTCAAGCTATGGAGAGCAGCAGCAAAGGCATGCGTCAAGGCCGAGTCGTCAAGGCGCACTGTGTCTAACGCGACTGGTAAGCCATGCACCCTGTACTTTATGCAGTGCAAGAGGTTGGACATGATCAAGATCGGCATAGCCAATGACGTGGTGAAGCGAAGGAACTCGCTACAGTCTGGCAACCCGCAACATATCGAGGTCTATAAGACTGTGGTTTTTAAAACAAGAGGCTTGGCGCGCAGCTATGAGCGCGACCTGCACCGTCGCTTCTCGGACAAGAGAATGAGAGGCGAGTGGTTCAAGATAACAACGTGCGATGTAGACAAGATCGCCAACTTACTAACAGGGGATAACGCATGAAGACTAACGCATTAAAGAAGGGGCAGCGAGTCAAGCTGCGAGGCACAGGCTGGGAGGCTGAGCTTGCCGACAACATGAGAGGCAACACTAGGCTGGCCAAGGTGTACGGCATGTACACTGAGACAGGCAGCGTCTACTCTCACGACATCCAGTTCTACCTGGATACGGATGGTGCATGGGCACCAGTCGAACACACTAAGCAACAGCTAGCACTGCGTAAGCAGGCAGCACAACTAGGAATGTGACATGGTAGACAAGAACGAGATTGACATGGTGCTTGCTTGCATTGGAGAGCTGGAAGTTAAGACGCTCAACATCAAGCACATCAAGGCAGATTTTTTGCAGGGTGTAATCAACAAGGCGAATGATATAGCTGAGTGTTATGCCTCATGCCATGACGGCAGCGACGGCGCAGCGTTTGATGGATACGGTGGCTACTACGCACAGAGTCTAATGAAGAAACTACAAGGAGAAGGTGATGACTAACACATGGCGCTCAGCAATAGGGCGAACCAAGGCCAGCGCACCAATGCGCTACCTGTTTGACGCAGGCATACTAACAATGAACACTAACGCACTGGACTATGGGTGCGGTAGAGGCAGGGACGCCAAGCATTATGACATGGATTGTTATGACCCGCACTTCACCAAGGGTATGATCACCGACAGCAGGACAGACCACCCGATGATGGGACTGATTGATGCACCGGACAATTCATACGACCTTATCACTTGCCATTATGTTCTTAACGTGGTGGACCAAGACGTAAGGGATGTGATACTGCGCGACATCGAGCGGCTACTCAAGCCAGGATGCAGTGCATACATATCAGTGAGGGCAGACAAGCACAATGATGCGGCTGTCCACAAGGGTACGAACAAGGAGTACCAGCAGTATGACGTGCGCCTTGACCTCCCGCTCCATCGAGCCAGGTCAGGTAGCTATCGGATGTACAAGCTGACTAAGAAATTAGATGGATTAGCTAATGACTAGCTAATTATTATATTGGAAGTATCAACGTATCACGTTCACAATTGGAGGGACAATGAATCAAACGAGTGACGGGCAGGGACATAAGACCTGCTCGCGAGGGGCATGCGGCAAGGAATTGCCAGCGACTACCAAGTTTTTTTACGCAGACAAGAAGAGTAAAGACGGACTAAGGTCCGACTGTAAGGCATGCAATAACGCAGCCAAGGACAGAGCTGTACTTAAGCGGCTCGGTATAACAAGGAGTGATGATGAAAGGGCATAGGATTAAAGAAGCAAAAGTAGGAGACTTAGTTCTCTTGGGAAGGATTGGCGGCGGATACTTTGCGGGAGTTGATGGAGACTTAGAGATAGGCGACGTGATGCTAGCCGTTAAGACAAAGAAAGATGGCGGGGACTTTAGAGACTGCGACTATTACCAAGTTAGAGAGTGTAATTTTTATTCACCTTGCTTGACTCAAGGATGTGACGGCGAAAATGTAACAGAGCTAGCCATTATCGAGAAGGGGTTTGGTAATGACTAGACCCTACACTGAGAAGCTCAAGGGCATGATGGCCATTGACATTGAGACAGTGAGCCAAGGTAAGGTAGCTAAGGACTTCACTGACAAGGCATACTACAGCCCAGGCAATGCCAAGACTGAGGAAGCTATCAAGAGAGTGACCGACAAGAAGCGAGAGGAAGCAGCGCATAAGCATGGCCTCAAGTGGTGGACAGGTAAGATCATTAGCGTAGCTGTTGAGCGATGCGACATGCCTGAGTACCGCCAGTGTTTCTATGGACACAACGAGACTGATGTGCTGCGGCAGTTGGCTGCATCACTTGACAAGGCGCGCACTACCATCGGGATGTACTCGAAGAACTTCGACTTCCCTTTCATGGTTGGACGCTACATGGCAAACGACCTGCCGATACCTGATGTCCTGATGGACAGGTACAGCCAGTTTGATACCGACGATATGTTTGGTTACTCTTCCGCGAGTGGACAGAGGGGCAAGCTATCCGAATACAGTCATGGCCTGAACCTGAGTGATAAGCCAATGGGTGGTGGTGACGTGCAGAAACTGTACGACGACATCATGGCAGCAGCTATCGACAAGGATGGACAGACCGAGTCAGAACTATGGGCCAAGCTGGTCAACTACAATCAAGTAGACACTAACATCGTAGCCGAGATGGCACGAAAATACTGGAGGTAAGAGTGCAGATAAGTAAGAGCAGCGACCTGTTGCATAACCTAAAGCTTAACACGTTGAGCATTGGAGACAGTGGCAAGGGCAAGACCCATTTCATTGGCACCATGTGTGACTTCGGAAAGCCATTCATCATCAGCAGCGAGAAAGGTTTGACTACCATAGCTGACCGTGAGTTTGACTTCATTGAAGTGGACAGCTTCGAAGAGTTTGGCGAGGCATGCAAGTGGTACATGGCCAACTGGGAGAAGGAAGGCTACACGCATCTAGCTATTGATTCATTCACTAGGCTACAACAGTACCTGATGTTTGGATTGAACAAGGATGGCAAGCTGACTCAGTCGCAGTGGGGTGAGGTACTCGCAACGCTACGCAAGACAGTCAACTGGCTGACCAAGTCATGCCCAACCCATGTCCACATGTCAGCGATGGCAATGGAATCCAAGGACGACTTGACTGGTGGCATTAAGATTTACCCTAACGTGCAAGGCTCGTTTCGTTACGACCTGGCTGGGTACTTCGATGTCGTGATGTACCATGACTGTGGTCCCAAGGATGGGAAGCAAGACTACTGGGTGCAGACCCAGGGTGACCAACGCATAACGGCAAGGAGCCGAGCGTCGAGCATCAAGCAATTAAAGAAGTTTGAAACTAACAACTACTCTGTTATTGACGGGGTACTAGAAGCCGCAAGGCAAGGAGCATAGCATGACACCAGCATACAAAGCAGAGTTTACAGTGACACCAGTACAATTAGCGAAAGCGCATGGGGTAACAACCACATGTATCGGGGCATGGGCCAAGGGTGGCTCATTCCCATGGGCACTAAGAGGGGCGAACAGGAGGATGTTCCATGTCGATTGTCTTAAGTTTACTGGAGGCGAGATCAAGTCAAACTTGAGGGCAGGATTGTTTAAGTCGCCAATGTTTTTCATAGACGCACCAGTTCTTGACGCACCAGAAGGTGACTTGTTATTAAAGTTGGATAAGATACTGAAAGGAATCTTCCGCATTAACAACAGGCTGGATGCTATTGACATCAAGCTTGGCATCAACACTGCGGTAGTAGACCATAGTGAATTACGCAACGACCTACCTGGACGACCCACGGTAGCACTTTAAGGAGAATACTATGCAGAACTTTTTTCAACCAACAGAAGCAGAAATTAAAGAAGCGGCCAGTGATGGTAACCCTGTCTTTAAGAACAATGAACCTTACACCTTCTTGATCAAGGCAGTGGACCAGAAGGATGACTACATCCAGGTCAAGTGCGGCATCGTCGGCGGTGAGTTTGATGGCCGAGCCTACTCTCACTTCTTCCGCGACAACGCTGTGTCCAAGAAGCTATGGATAGGATTGCTTGGTGCCTTCTATACACCAGAAGAAATGCGAGCAGGTATCCAGCCAGCTGGTTTACTGGGACGCAAGGCCAAGTCGGTAGCTAAGATCAAAGGGGAGTACACAAACTTCTATAACTTTGTCGAAGCAACTGATGGACCTGGTAGTTCAGTGAGCGCTGACGACGTACCGTTCTAGTAGCAATTAATCAATGGGGCTGATGATGTATAAGTATTTAAGATGGATAGACAAGGGTGGTTACGAGCATGGATACGAGCTGTTAAATTACAGCCAGGTCAATACTCTAATCAAGCACACACCGCAGGACGAAGAGGTTCATGTGACTACCCAAGACTACGACCAGGATGGTAACGTAATAGGCTGCCCTCTTTACTTCGACATTGACAGCCCCAATCTTTACGACTCCTACAAGGAAACGTGGGGACTATGGAGCGACATCGGCGGCGAGCTAGGTGTTGACAGCCAGGTTTATTTCAGTGGGAGCAAAGGCTTTCACATCAAGGTGCCGCTGTACATCAAGCACCCACGCTGCCATGAGGTAGCCAAGATCATAGCCGAGAAAATGTTTGGCAGCTATGACTATGACCGTCAGGTCTACAGATCACTGGCCATGCTACGGGCAGCAGGCACCGTGAACCAGAAGTCAGGCAAGTACAAGGTCGAAGTTAATAACACAATGAGCCTAGACTTTGTTCTATCCTGGGCCAGTGAGCCAAGAGATTACCTGTTCCCATCGCGTCCATACCAGACCACGGAACAGTGGGAAAAGATAGTGGCAAGAGCCATTGAACTTCTCCCTGATTACAGCAAGATAGAACAGAAAAAGGACGGCGAGTTTGAGGACATGACACCATGCCTTAAGCAGCTATGGACTATGCCTACTCCACCCGAAGGGTACAGGCACAAGCTGATACATTTGATGGCGCGTCATTGCTTCCAGTCAGGATTAACTGAGGACGAGGCGACGGATAAGTTTGCCGCCCATCACTTTTTCGGGTACTATACAGTAAGAGAATATACCAAGGTTGTTGTCTGTGTTTATAGATCAGGCAAGGCGAGGATAGGATGCAAGTCAGGCAGCGATGCTGACCTACTTAGGCAATACTGTGACACGCTCTGCCCATTCAATGAGACATCAATCAAAACTTTCATAAGGAGTGAGGAATGTGGAAAAGATTTAAAGCAGCCTGGGCGGTGATGTTCAATGGCGGCACACCTGATAGCTTGTATCGTATCTTTCAAACTCTTGAGCTTGACGGACATAGCAAGGTTAGACATGAAACAAAGAACTGGGTCCAAGTTGAGATCGTGTTCAAGTTATACAAATCAAATAAGGAGAAGAGAAATGGTGAACTATCTAAAAAGCTTTCTCGGCCGACCCTATAAGTGGGGAGGTAACCATCCTAGTGAAGGACTTGATTGTTCAGGGCTAGTATGCGAGGGCCTCAAGAGTGTTGGTTTTCTCAAGACAAGAGAAGATTTAACCAGCCAACAGATTTATGAGAGGCTCCAGGATGTCCCTTACGCGCTTTCAACAGACCGACGCATGGTAAAGGGAGGGGAGATTATCTTCTTTGGTAAGAGTGCAGACAAGATTACTCACATAGCAGTGGCTATCAACGCATGGCAAATGATTGAAGCTGGCGGTGGAGACAGTCGAGTTAAGACAGTAGAGGATGCTATCAAGCGCAACGCTTCTGTCAGAATCAGACCTATTAATTATAGAAAAGACTTAGTGGCTATCACTAGGCTGCCGTACTAGGAGGACGACATGAGCAAGCAACAATACAAATCAGAGAAGTCACGCAAGCGCAGCATGCGCATGAAGCCAGGACACGCCAAAGGAATGGAGGCTTGCCGCTACAGCTGGAAGGATGCGAGGCATCAGAACAGAGCGAAGGTAGGATTCAAGGCTAAGTTTCTTAAGGCGATGGGGTTCTAATGGAAACTTTTGAAGAGTGGTATTCAAATAGATTTGGAGAGGCTAGCGATTATAATTCACAGCATACTTCCAGGGAAGCCTGGAACCACCAACAAGAAAAGATAGAGAGGCTAGAGGAAAAACTAAAAATAGAATCCAGAGCAGCTACCCATTGGCACTCCCAGCTTGTCGCATTGAAAGAGCGAGAGGGGGAATAAATGGCAACACTATCTACCATGTGGTACGCAGTTTTGTTTAACAGCCTGTCTAGTTATTGCCCATTGTGCAGAACAGAGCTTGACCCTAGCGGTGAGTGTTCTGTATGTGAGAGTGATGACGATGGGCCAGAGTTCCCAATAGAGTGGCCGTAATGACTAAGGAGAAGAAAGATGGCATTAAAAGGCGACCCGTTAAAGAGCGAGTCATCGAGACAATTATACTGGAGTGGCTTAATTACCTGCCAGGATGTTACGCATGGAAGAACGACAACACAGGTGTATATGACCCAGCCAGAGGCAAGTTTAGAAAAGTCACTAGCAAGTTTAAACCACCGGGAGTCGCCGACATTATTGGTGTCTATCAAGGACGGTGTCTGTGTATCGAAGTTAAACGAGAAGGAGGTCAGCCAACTACGGCTCAGGTTAGCTTCCTTAGACGCATTGCTCGCGAGGGCGGTATTGCAGGAGTAGCACGATCTTTAGCAGAAGCTAAGGAATTAATCAAACATGGGGGTTTATATGGAATTGAGGGAGTATCAGAATGACTGTACACAAGCATGCGCATCCGCTATTCAAAGTGGGACCAAGTTATCTGGGGTCATCGCACCTACGGGCAGTGGAAAGACGGTGGTTTTCGGAGCGTTTATCAAAGATTATCTTGACGAAACAGAGTTACAAGAACGCAATAAAGTTAACGCAGCCGGAAGGACTTGGACGCAACAGAATGTACAAGCCTTGCCCAAAGTTGTCGTCATATCACACCTTGGTCTGCTCACTCAGCAAACTACTAAGCGATTCAAGAAAGACTGGGACATCGACGCAGGAATTTTACAAGCCGATAAATACCCAGACAGACACACACGATGCGTCATCACTACCATGCAAAGCTTCCGAGAAGAATCAAAGCTAGACTATTGGGCAGGCATGGGGTCGTTCTTCTCTATGGACAGAGAGCGACTTAACGTCAAGATCATCATCATTGACGAGGGCCACTTCCTGGGGGCCAAATCATACCAGGATATCCTTGGTTATTTTCCTAACGTGCAGACGATCTGCTTCACAGCTACTCCATTCAGGGAGAATAAGCTGATGACTGATATGTTTGACCAGGTTATCTACACCATATCAATGCAGGAGCTGATTGATCTAGGGCATCTAGTGCCTCCAGATTTACGCCTAGTGGACTTTGATGTCCATGACCAGGCTTCGCTATTCGCTTCGATCATCAACGTCTACAAGACGAATCACAGCGGCGAGAAGGCTGTTGTCTACATGAAGTCGATCGAGGAAGCAGAGCTATTAAGAAACGTATTAATCCAGGCAGGGATAAAGTCCAGTGCCGTAACGTCAAAACTAACAGGAGACGCAAGAGATGAAGTTCTCGAAAAATATACAAGTGGCCATGTGGAGGGAGCGGAAATCCTTACAACAGTGGATGTACTCACAGCAGGATTCGACTCACCAAACATTAGAGCGATCTTTATGCCGTATAAAGTCGGTTCCATTACGACCTATCTACAACGAGTGGGGCGTGGTCTGCGACCAGACGAAGATAAGGATTGCTGCAAAATATACGCAGGTGCAAACTCCCCAGGCATCAAGCCTGGCTTCTGGGAAAAGATTACTACTCAAATTCTTAAGGCTGGTGCAAAATCTTATGACGACTACAGTGACGAGATCGAATACCTTAAAGAACAAATGTCAGCTGAGCGGTTTGAGTGGACGCAGGGAGTCGTTGACCTCGCCAAGGACGTGGCCAAGCGTGGAATGGCTGGAATATCAGAAGCGATCTTAAAGAAAGAATTTCCACCAGAACTACTGGATGTCTTTGTGGCCAGACCGCCTATGAGTGTAGGCAAGAAGGGGCAGAACACAGAGATGACGCCAGGACAGTGGGGCTACCTTAAGAACAACAACCTGCCAACTAAGGGCATCAGCAAACAAGAGGCTTCCAATATAATTCGAGGCCACAAACTTGCCAATGGATGGAAACCTGCTAAGATAGATATTGTCCCAGAAGGTAAGCATCAAGGAAGATTGTTTGAGGAAGTTCCTTACGCCTACTGGAATGTATTACGAATGAAACAGCCTCGTAGTGGGGCATACACAAGTTACTTAGCATGGAAAAAACAAAGGAGAAAGCCATGACAGCAGAAGTATTAAACTTAGAAGGGAAGACAGTAATCGTGCTGCAGAATAGCATGTTTTACAACCAATCATTCGCCACATCATTGAACACATTAATGTTCGTCAAAGAACTAAGTCCTGCCAACAAGCTGGGTCTAGTGTCACTAAAGGCTCAGTTAACAGACTGGGGTAAAGTGGTTGCAGACTCAATGTCTGGCCTAGAGTCGCCAGAAGAGAAGGACGAGCTTGCGGCAATGGATAAGGAATTTGAATTTAAACCAATTCCTGCTGGTGAGATCATTGCTTTTGTTACCGCACAAGATATTGTTAACCTTGGACCTATCGTGGAGGTAGAAAATGTTCAATAAGAAAAAGCTTTATTTATCTAAGACGTTTTACTTTGGTGTCATCACAGCATTGCTGCCGATCATGTCAGATTCTGCCCAGGCTTTTGTGTCGGAACACACAGCGACAGTGGGTATCTTATGGGGGGCGCTAACGGTTGTCCTTCGCATGGTTACTAAAGACAAAGTGACCCTTACTGAATAATGGTTGCGACGATTGTCGCTGCTCTCAAGGCCCTTCCTCTACTGGTGCAAGCCATAGAGGGAGTTAGAGCAGAGATTAAGACAATGGCCAACAACAAGACGGAGCAGCAGTTCCAAGAAATTAAGGAGAAAGTGAATGTCCTCACACACCGATTCGCACTTACCAAAGACCGCGACGAAATGCTTGGCATTGTTTCTGATCTTAATGACCTTGTTGATAATAAGTGGATGTAGGAAGCACCCACCACCTAAGTCAGAACTATGCATGGCATCAGGATTCCAGCCAGGTGAGCTTGCATGTAATGATAAGAGATTGCTAGAGAAGGACAGGAAGTATTTCCGGCAGTTGTTTAAAGGTGACGTATGCACGAAAGCTACAGACTTTCAAGCACTCTTGAACTATTGTGCCGATTTGCGAAAAGACTTGATTATATGTAGGAGAAGTGCTACAAAATAGTTGTCGCTCTCATCGCTATTATATGAGCAAGCTAGTATTACGCCCCATGTTAACGCTAGCTTGCTTTTTATCTAGACCTGTGTCACACTAAGTTTATGAATAGCGACTTAGAAAATGGAATCCTTGATGGGACTTATGACAGAGTCCTGAATATCCCCGACAGACATGAGCCTTTTTCGCATCCCGATGCGTTCTACTTCATACAGGCAGTGGCTCAACACTACGGCCCTGACTTGGTCATAGACAGCGGGGACGAGATAGATGGGCATTGCTGGTCTTACCACAACAAGAACCCTAATATAGGCCATTCTAGCAGCTCTGAGCTGGAACTAGCGATAGAGAAGAACCAGAAGTATTACCAATTCTTTAACCCGTACAAGTATCACGTCATGGATAGTAACCATGGCTCGCTCGTAGCCCGTAAAGGACACGATGCAGGGTTGCCACACCAAGCATTAAGAACTAACATAGAGATACTTAAAGTTCCAGGATGGAGCTATCACGCCGAACTCGTAGTCAGGATGAGTGACGGGCGGCGTGTATTATTTTGCCATGGGAAGTCTGGTGCTATCGGTGGACTCGCTAAAGAAGTGGGAATGTGTACCGTTGAGGGCCATTACCATGAGAAGTTCGGAATATCTAGATGGTGGGGCGGTTACGATAAGCCTATGTGGGCTGTCCAAGGCGGCTGTTTAGTGGACGATAAAGCCTTAGCTATGTTCTACAATAAGACATTTAAGAAGCGGCCTCAACTCGGCTGCACCATGATTTTACAAGGCAATCCGATACTGATTCCTCTAGAACTAGACAAGCATCGTCGCTGGACAGGTCAATTTCTTCGTGCTTAGAGGGAATTAGTTCTGTAAACACGCGCTCGTATGACATCCTGTATCCTCCAATGCTAGGGTCAAATACCCCACCTTGAAAATATGTTGTCTTTTCAATCACTGTAGCCACCTCTCTTTGCCGTCAAACAGGTCTTCTTCATAAGCTTCTTTGGAGCCGTAAATTTTAGAATAGGGGACAATCTTGTAACCGTCAAGATCGTCAATGGAGATAGACCCTACGTTGAAGTTATTAACATCGAATGAGACGTAATGGCCAACTTTCTTCTGGATAAGGACATGATACCAGTGTTCTGGCTCATACTTCCCGTTGCTCTGTAGTACACAATTTGTTATGTCGTTCTTCATGTCGCCTCAATATAAAAAATGGCGGCCTGTGTGGGATTCGAACCCACCTGTTTCCTGATAGACAATCAAGCGACCACACCAAGCAGTCCCACAGGCCAAACATTAATAACAAGAGTACAGCAAGCTAGCTGTCAGGTCAAATGGTCTGGTTATTAATGTCTACTGGCTGGTGCTAGTGGCTGCCTACAAGATACATAAGAACGGCCGTAAGTATGTGATGCAAGTACATAATCAAGAAAGGTAATGATTTCATAGACATTCATTTCTCAGATGTGCGTTAACCCGATACAATTTTGATAATGATCTGGGTAGTTCCATCTATTTTTTCGATACTTGGGTCTTCTGGCTTAGCATGAGGGTCGTCTACTTTGTCGCCCTTCTTTAATTTCTTAAGATCGTCGATAGTTGGCAGGCCATCAGTTCGCTCAATGGGCTGCTCTTTCATGTCTTTCATGTCTTCAAGTTGTGTATTGCGTGGGTCGAATAGGCTCATTATTTACCACCTTTCATTCTGAGTTTTCGCTGAGTGTTTCTAAGTTTAATACTTTTCGTCATAGCTTGAGTCCTGGGTTCTATTGTCTTGGGCTGGACAGGCGTAAGCAATGACTCTTTTACGTCATCAAGGTTAATCTTACCTTGCCCTAGTTTTCTGGCTTTAGATAGTGCTGTTTGTAGAACAGGAAGAGGTAGACCCAGGTTGAATAGCTCTTGAGCGCCTGCGTAAATATCATGCGAAGTAGTGGTTCTTTTAGTATTGGGGTCCGTATCAAGAAATCCGTTGCCAAAAGGTATGTCAAACGGAGCTGCTTGAAAGATTGACTTCTTGCCACTTGATTTTGACGATGGCCAGAACTCGCCACCAAGAAACACGTCCTTGTCAAAAGCCATTTGATAGACAGACTTGAGTAGAGGGTTGAATTTATTTAGTGCCTCGCTTGAGTTAGCAGAGTCTCCATTGAATCCAAGCATTATAAGCGCCTCATTGAAAGACATTTGGGGCATAGTGGCTACTTCTATTGACCCATCAGATAGAGTGTTTCTGATACGGGGAGCGTTCTTTAGCATGTACTCAGGGATTGCTCTACGCTCTTCTTTGGTTGGCTCTCGTCCTATATTTAAACCAGGTCGTAGCGCAGCCTGGAATTTATCAAACTCTTCCACGGCCTTCTTCCCCCAGAACTCAAAGTTTCTAGAGAAGAATGTATAAAAAGGCATGATTCTTTTAGCTATAGCTCTTTCGCCTAGTGATAGATTGTTGTAATCAAAAAAGGTTTTATTGACCATATCCCTTGCCCTGATGGCAATCTCTTTAGCCTCAGGAGAGTTGAGCATAGCTTTCTCTAGGCCAATATTATCTATTGCTTTCTTCGCGGCCACGGCTGTCGGGTTCTTAGACTTTAATAATCCCTTAAGGTACGCATCAAAACTCTTTGCCTTAAATGTCCCTTCCATGACACTTCCCCATCGTATCATTCTGTCGCTTGTCTGTTTCTGGAAGTCATTTAGCAGCCCTCTAGTCCCCTTGTTTTTTGCTTCAAGCTTGGCAAGCTTGGCCGCCACTTGGTCTGTTGAATTAAAAGCCAACAGCTCCACCATGTCCTCTTGACCCACGTCTCTTATGGATTTAAAAAAGTCATTATCTACAAGCCCCATATCTTGGGCGACACGAAGACTCTCGTCATCAAACTTTATCCCTCTATATGCTTTCTTGGGGTCACTTGCTCTAGCTAGTTGAGCCATGGTGCTTTTAGGTAGCCATCTAGCGGCAGGATTAGATCGCATGCTTATGTCGGCACCATCTAGTCCTAGCTCCATTATAGCCTTTAAGGCGTTATCGTAATAATTGTTCTTTATCCAGGCGTGATTAAGGCCAAGCACCATGCTTTTGAAATATGAAGTGTACTCGTCGAACAGCTCGACGCTCTTTTCAAAGTTCTTAAATACGTCGCCAGTCAATCCAGATAATTCAACGTCTGTATCAGGCAATTTGGCCACAACTCTTCTGGCGAATTTTTCACCTTGGTCAGCCAGACTGTTCAACATCCTTCTTCTGCCTATCTCTGCCCTTATTATGGCAGCGTTCCTTGGGTCTTTTTTAACCAATTCGTGAATCTCTTTAAAGTCCCTGACTGATGTTCTTGACTTTTTCTTAAACTCAGCAAGAGCCTTGGGTGAAATAAAACCTTCACCAGTAGACAATTTCTCCAAGACTTCATCGTCTAAAAACTCACCAGTATGAAAATCAATAGCCGCTATGTCGATATGCTCGTCATCAGCAAGCTTTAGTGACTGTCCTTTTTTGACCTTGTTGTAACCATCTATGGCTTCTCTGTTTATAACAGCCCAGTCATCCATAAAAGAAGTCATGTGCTGTCTTAACGCAGGGTCTTTGATTTGGTTAACGTACTTATGCTGTAACCAGTTGCGAACATAGGTGTTAGATTCCTTGGTCCCTATGTTTAAAGAGGCCTGTGTTGGCGCAAACTTATCATCCAGGGTTGGGACAATCTCGTCTATCAAACGCTTGGCATCGGTTTCTGATATACCCATTGAGCCCAAGTCTTTTCTTGCTCGCTTTAATAAATTCTGCTTTAACTGAGTAGGGCTTCCGTTGGATAATTTGTGGATATTTTTAAGGAACACATCCTCAAACTGGTGTCTGCGAGTAATGGTCTGCTCTAGCGCGCTGTCAACTATGTCTTGGCTTTGAAGGATTGCATCGTCACCAAACCTTTTGTGTAAATCATCAATCAGTTCTGTCCTGCCCTCAAGTATCTTTCTTGCTATTTGCTGTCTCTGGGGGTCACTATCTAGACCATTGGCTGCTTTCACTAATCCCCTGAGTGTCTTATCCTCAAGGCCAGATTTCCCAATTTGCTCAAGGATGTCACCTACGGCCTTTGGTCTTGTGACTTTTAAATACTGGAGATACATTGCGTCTGTTACGGTCTGGATTGCTGGGATAGATGCGCCAGCCATCATGCCTAATGATGCACCAGCAACTGCTCCCATTACAGTTTTGCCAAGAATGTCGGCAGCAGTGTCATTTTCGTCCATGGATAACGCGCCTATAGTGGCTCCTGGTAAAACACCTTTTGCCCCCAGGTCCACAACCTTGCCTGCTTTTTCTCCAAACTTTGCTGCGACTCCTTGAGATAACTTAGAAGCGCCTATCCCTTTATTAACATAAGAGAAGAGCTTAGGTAGGGCTACGAATCCGATAGGGTCGGTGACTGCATCAATGAAAACATCAGAGGCCAGATTGACAGCAGTGGCTGTATTCTTACCTAGCGTCTCGTCATCAAGCGTTAAGTCAATCCCAAACTTTTTCTCTATATCCTTCTTGACATCCTGCGCACTAATAACAGTCTTGCCTTTCATAATGTCGGCAAATTTATCGGGTTCAAATTCCCCACCATGGAGAACTAATCCCAATTGATCAAGCGCCTCACGGCTCATTGAGCCAGTCTTTCCAATACCTTTAAATATTGTCTCTAGGGGGTGAAGAGCGGGTTGAAGTTCTTTGTCGAACCTGGCCTGATCAGACTCTTTGTCAGATATCCGCTGCTCTAAAGACCTTTGGTCCATTAGAGCTATTCTTTCCTCTAGGGTCAATCCTTGACTACTTGTCATTAATCCCTCATTGGCGCTTACCAACGCCCAATTGCTTCTCAACCCATGCTAGGGGTTTTCTCATTCTAACAGACTCTTCTCTAATTGCCTGTGCTTTCTGAGACTTAGTTGCAGTGCTTCCCATTACATCATGGAGGTAAGCCAGACCGCTTTCTACCAGCTCTGCGTTCGCAGCGTCCGTCCCCATTTTGGTTATCTTGGCTTCGTTTAAAGCCGCATCAGACTTTATTTTCTGCAACTTGGCAGTAAGTCCCTGGGCCGCGAGGATGGCTTTTAAGCTAGGGTTAGACGCCTTGGCTCTAAGAAGTGACAATTGCTCTGGGCTGGCCGCAGGAGCAAATGCTTTAAGCCTGGAGGCCTGTGGCTGCTGGCCCTTAATACCTTCTGCTTCATTAAGAACAGAATTAATTAGGTCAAACGCGAAAGCGTCTGCCGAAGCGTCTATAGGTGTAGAGAGCAGCGATTTTCTTTGCTCATCAGTAACCCCTTTCTTGGCAGCTAGTTCAATATTCGAACTACCTCCAGAGCCTGATGTTAATACTTGCTGAATATTAGAAAGGATGTCGTCAATACTAGTTCTGGGTTTTTTTGACGGGGCCTCATCCTTTAGCCTTTGTTCTAGTTCGTCTTGAGTTTCCATAAACTCCTTCATTTTGGGAGAAATTTTACCAGAGCGCCTCATGGCATCAGACTCAAAGGGTACATCAACTGGGTCTATGCCTGGTAAGCCAAGCAGGTTTAGCATAAAATCAGAACCAGCCTCTTCTCTTGGTTGCTTTACTGGATTCTTGTCAGACATTTTAACTCCCGCTTTTCCTTGGGCTTGCCTAAGCGCGTCGATAACAGCGCTAGGTATCTCTTCATTAATGGTTTCGTGAACATTTCGCTTAGGCACCTTGCGGCCCTTCTTACTTTTGCGTTTCTTAATCGACTCAACAATTCTCTGATCAAGCTTCTCTTCGTCAAGAAGATCGTCATCTACTCTTGATGCGTCCATATCCATTGGGTCCATTAAAAATCCTCGCGTGAGCCGTTTTTTTTGGGGGGATAACTGCTGTTATTTTTAAAGCTCAGGGTTTCTAGCCTTGTCCTGTAGGGCCTTTAACTCAAGCTCCTGCTTGGTTTTATTGACACCTCTCTGTCTTTCTATTTCCTGCTGCTTCTTATTTGACAAGCGTAATCCCTTAATTAGCTGCGAAAAAGACGGCATTTTAGACCCTTTTTTGCCTACTTTTACGCCTGAAAAAGGAGCAAAAGCGGCATCAGCAGCCTCTAAATGGCCAGCCCTTGAGGCTCTTCCTTGTGCGTCAAGGTGTGCAAGTAGTCCCTGCATAAACTCTGGGCTTTGCATATTGCCCTTAAAGTTATCTCCCAGTCCTGAGAAGAAATCTCCAGTCTTGTTAAGAAAGCTATCAGGGTCTTCCATTGAAAGATTGTCTTCTTCGACAAGCTCTCCTTCTGGGCCAAACGAACCAGAGCCTGTAGCTTTGTTAACATTCGCCTGGTCTGGGTCTATTGCACCTACTGCAGACAAGACCTTTTTGAGGTTTTCACCCCCAGGGATTGCCTTCACATTATTCATCTTCTTCTCGCTAGGAGCTTCTGGGTTTAGTGAAAAGTCAGGGTTATCTGCCCCCATTCTTCCTGAACCATCTGTGGGTAAGTCTCTTAGTCCTTTAAATATTCCTGCCATAATTTCTCCTAGCCTGTTGGCGGCTTACCAAACATTGATGCGACGCCTTGGATGGAGCCACTAAGTCTCCCTAGTGAATCCGTCTCTGCTCTTGCTCTAGACTGAGCGTTGCCAGCAGCTGCTCTGTTTATCGTACTATTAATTCCTGCTTGTATCTGTAAAGGTAACGCATGAAGCTCAGGGGAAGAGAATATAGCCCTATCCTTGTTGGCTTCCTGTTGCCCAAAATCTTGAGACGTTAAACCAGAAGCAAGTCTGTCAAAGTTCCCAGTGTTTTCTTGTTGAGATTTAACTACATCCTGCGAGATATTCCTACCCAGTCTCTCGCTTGACCCTCCCCCTTGACCAGTCAGTTCTGACTGAGCCGATAGAGATGAGAACAAACCCTGGCCTTGTGACCTTAAACTGTCTGCGGATTTCAATCTGTCTTGACCAAGTTGGTCCAATTGAATCTGTGTAGAATCTCTAACGCCAGTAATATCCTTGTCTGCTAGATCATCAACGCGCTTAACCGAAGCTTTCAACGGAGCAAGCTGCGCTTCCGTAATGACTGTTGGATTGAACTGCTGAGCGTCCTGCCCTTTTAGCCCTACCGCCTGTAATGCTCGTTTAAATAGTCCCATTATCCTGCTCCAATGTGGTCATCATAAAAACTCATGTCCATCTCAACTTCTGTATCGTCTTCGTCTGCCGTCATGTCTTCCAACGCAACGTCCATCGACTCTTTTAATTGCTGCTCTAGAACCTTTGAGTCATCCGCTCTGGGGTCACCGTCTTTAAGATAAGCCTGCGTCTTTGTGAACTGGATAATAAAATCCTCGAACTCGTCGATGTCACAAATGTCTGCATCAAGAACTAGAACCTTGGCATTGCGAATATACCATATCCATAAGAATCCATTACGAGAATTGTCAGGGAACAACCTGATCTTGCGGCCTACTGTGGCATCATTGGTTGGTGCCCAGGTTAATAACGGATTAGTATTAGTGTCCTCGTAGGTGTCACGATTCTGCATACGTTCCGTGTTTCTATCTCGCTTAACCTTGTGGCTATTTGTTTGACTATTCAAACCTTCAACAAACATAATCTTCTTAATCTTGTTGGCGTAAATATCCGAAGGGTAGTCCACTAGATTACTAGCAGTGCTGATAGCAACAGCTGGTTGTTGCACCTGGAAATACTCCTGGTGTAGCTTATGGATGGAAACCTCGGCAGCTTTAACGCCTTGGTTAATCCAGCGGTCCAGATCAGTGTTCGTGATAAATGTTTGCTCGGCTAAATCAAGATCGTCTATTACCTGATCTCTTATTTGCTTTAATGTCTTTGACATTACAATCCACCTGCTGTTAGTCGAGCGTCAATATCGGTCAGAATCTCTTGTATCTTATCGAGACTACGTTCTAGGGCCAGGATATTATCTCGCGATATGTCATCTAAATCAAGCCTAAGCTCATCTTTCTCAATATCATAGTTAAGATCAGGCATTTCCACCGTCCTCAGTAGACTTAAACTTATCGCCTACGTTATCAAGGTATGCAAAATCAACCACAATCGACTTGATTTCAACGGTTTGTTCCTTAGGGAAGCCTGATATCTCCCAGTCTGCAGCCAATACAGGTAGCTGAGAGCCTAAAGAAACAGTCAGGGTAGTGTCTGTTCTTGCTGTAATATTAAGCTTCTCGCTGCTTCCATTGAACGCGATGCGGTATCCAACAGCCTTTGTGGGCCACTTGATACCAGCGATAGTGACCAAGAACTCAGTCGGCGTGACAGGGTTGTCATAGGCCACGTCAGCCGGATTAAAGGTATCGGACTTATAGATGACAACCTCTGCAGATTGGAAGCCTATCTGCTTCCTACGGCATCTCATAGAGCCTCTTGGGAAATGCCTCTGGTTTGTATGGGTTTCTTTGCGCTGCCAAATGATATCAGAATCACCCCAGACAAAGTCAGGGTCGTCCCAAAACATAGTACCAAAGACTCTAACCTCTTTAAGGTCAGCCCTTATTCCCTTGTCGTCATTGTTTGACGTGAGTTTGAATCCGAAGTTCGTGTCACTCTTTGAAGCGATCGTTGTCTGGCTAACCCACTTACGAACCCCAGGACGGCCAAAGTCAAGAGCGATAGACTCGTAATCATAAGGAATGTTGGTACGATTCCAAAGGCTTGCAGCAACCGCTGAGTCTCTAACGTAATCAGAACGCTCGTCTTCTGCATGCTCATAGATATACCCCTGGTTGTCGCCTCTCATTATCTTGCCGTCTCTGGCCAGTAGTGAATTAGAAAAAAACAAAGTCCCTGACGCGGTAGTGAACCCGCCCGCTTTTAAATGCAGTGTGAACCATAAATCGTTTTGTGTATCGCTCTCTCCCGCTGCCCAGATAATTCTTTTATTAACTTCCTCATAGGTGCCAACAAACTTCTCGCGCCTTGATTCATTGAGCGCAATCTGCCTGAATGATTCCTCAAGGGTTGGAGTTAGTAACTGAACATTGAACCCGTCGGTATGATAGAAGCCAGTCTTTCCTGCCCAATATAAACCAGTGTTGGTCTTTACGATACTGTTGTGACTAGCGCAGCCAGCAGTGTTTGATATAACTCGTTTTCTTACTGACCCTTGACCTATTGAATTAATCTTCCCTTCTAGCCTGTATATATATGACCGAGTGAATACAATAGGAACACCACCAATACTATCCACGCCAATGACTTCATCATCCATATCCTCGAAAGCTGACGGGTCAACAGAACACGGGACGCCTGGGATGCTTTGGTGAATACGATATGGTCTGGCCTCAGAAGAGCCATCAAGAAAGTCCTCAAAGACATTCCCGTACCACGCTATATCATTAACAATTGTCATGTACTTAGACTTGGGTGCTTGGAAGTGTTCAACCTCGCCCCCTGTGTTGTATATGGTAGCGTTCTGAATAGCCGTAGCATCAGATATATTATCAACAAAAACAGTGGTCCCATTAGTGACTTCCCCTACTTTGTAGAAGACTGTTCCAGCAGCACCATTAGTGCGGTAAATCTCGCACTTAATTGTAGCTGTATCCAGGTTGTTTAACGCCGAAGATATGACTGGAATTAACTGGACATCAATCTGATTGGTGCCAGGGTCAGTAGAAAGAACTGCCGTAGCAACAGTGATAGGCCCTACGTTTCTAAAAGTAGTGTCTTTAACAATGTAGGTATAAGAGTAGTGAAATGAGTATTGGTAACTATTAGCACCAGCCATCGAAGGGATGATTGATACCCCTGACATGTCCACATAAGGGATGCCCATTTCAACGGACTGTAAAGCATTGGCCCCATCTCTCCAAACCCTCATTGGTCTGTTGTATTCAGTAGGCCCTGTTGCACCAGTGTTTAACAAGTGAAGCTGGTCCCTCCACTCGGAAGCATTGGGGAAAGCAGCAGCGCCTACGATAAAAAAATTATTAGCATTAGGAGTCGCGACAATGTCAAGCGCATCTGTTCCTGTATTAAACAAGAACAAGCTCTGTTGCCTCACAGCAAACGTCTCGTCGTTAAGATCAAACAGCCCTAGTATTGGAGACAGCACAATCTGGTCATACATAACATTGTATCCAGGTCTGCTCTCCAGAGTGTTGTATTCTGAAATAAATAGATTGTCGGCTCTTGAGTATTGGTTAGGGGCAGCGTTTACTATCTTGTCTGTTATCCCACCAGAGAAATCTCTAAGCTCTAACTGTTGGTATTGTAATGGCATTTATAGGGTCACCACCGTTATATCTAAAGTGTTATCGTTGACATAAACATAATAATTGTTAGCATCAATCTTTTCTACTCTTGGATAAAACTCAGCAAAATTACCTGCACCATCATCAAACAGGAACTTTCTGATGCTTGCGTCATAAGTAGTGGCAACAGGAACAGGGACAGTAGCCCTATAGATATCGTCACCTTGAGCGGTCCAGGTCAGATTAATTCCTACCTGAAACAGCTCTATGTCTTTAGAGATATTTAAACTAATTACCTTAGAGTCTTGGCCCGTGTGGTCATGGGTAGCCAATCTTTCCATAAAAGCTTCAAGGGTAGCGAAGACATCGTTACCTTGGTCTTTATTAAGAGGCTTCTCAATGGCACCGCCAGAGTAAAGTTCCGTTCCTACAATATCAATTGGCATACTTTCTCCTAAAATCCAAAGGTCGCGAACTCGTCTAATATCTCATCTTTCATTTCTTGCGTGACAACCACGCCGTCAGGGACGACCAAATTAATAAGTCTCCTAGATTTTGCAGGCCTTCCAGCTCTAAGCGAATCCTTGATCTCAGAGAACCCGAGTTCCATTTGGTCAATCTGCGCTTCGTCCTTGCCTGCTTCATCATTCCATCCTATAACAAGGTGATATACTGCATCGCATGCAGCCTTACGCTTCCTTCCTGCTTCTTTCCTGGAGCGCCTGGCTTCAAATTTAATGCTTGCTGTCATCATTGTAGCAGATAAGTCCTCTAAAAGCTGCAACGAAACCATGTCATCATCAGCGATTATGCTATTAACCAGTAAAGACCTATGGGTGAACCCAGCGTCTGCTGTGTATTTGGCCAGCGCTGGCTCATGTATCGCCGCGATTCTTGTTTCAATTGCGACCACTCTGTCTATCTCTGCCTGAACAATAGCGTCTTCAACAGCCTTTATTTCCTGCTGGTACTTTGTTGCAGACAAGCTATCTATGACAACCTTTTTATGCTCCTGTAATGTCTGGATGTCTGGGGCTACAAACGCTGGGTTGATATGCAATCTCCCCATAAATGGCTCTGTGCCTTCGTCTACAGTAAACAACTCTTCCCCTTCTGGTAAGTATTGCTCATCCAATAGGTCAGTAAGAACAACTTCTATAACGTCCTCAAGAGTAAGGACCAATATGTCCCCCGATGAGTATGTACTAAGAATGTCTGATCTTGTCATGGTTACCTCAGTTTTGTTACTTTCACTTGCGCGTAAGTTTCATCTTCTCCGTAGTTACCAGCACCACCAAACCCTGTAGTTACCTGGGTTAACTGCGACTGGTGTTCTATTCTAAAGTCTGTAGTTTTCGTTAAAGTGATTCTATCCATGCCGATAGATCGGATAGTGTTTATTTCTCCACCATTCATTGTTACAGGAGTGCCAGGAATTGCTGTGACACCATCTGTAATATTTCTAAGCCTAGCCTGGTGGACGCCAACATTGTTACCAGGTGAAGAGAACTCAATATCATATTGACCAGGACCAAGGGTAAATTCATTGGTCCCATCAGCAGACATTACTTCTTCATCACCAGACAGCGTGTTAAGGTCTCTTATACGCCAAGCTCCAAGGGTGAAAGTTCCACCGTTAGTCCCAGCAGACTTAATGTCTTTAAGGTAGGCTACTTTTGCCACAGGCACAGCAGCCAAGAAGGATACATTGGAAGAATTTTTATATTCCTCACAAGGAATCCTTGCAAAGAAAGCAAGATTATCGGTACTACCAACAATAGCGTTACCATCTTGAGCAACTAGCGCAGAGTTTAAATCATGTCTACATAGGTTAACAAACGTATCCCCGCCTGTCCCTAGAACATTGACTCCTGTTACTGAGTTGTGAACATCCCCTGACCCTATAGTAGTAAGCCCATTAAGGGCTGCAAGAATAGACAACCCTGGAGGTAGCGGAACCTGGGCCTCTGTTGCCGTTGGTGTGCCTGGGTCAATGAAAACCATAAGAAGTACGTCTGGCCCATCTTGTCGGTGCCAGTAGTTTGAAGCAGCAGCCGGAGTACCAAAGCCTACCACAGTAGGAGAATATTCTTCCCATGCTGAGATATTTGACTTAGCGGGAGTTATTACATGCTCAGCTATGGCTTGTGCTGCTATAACAACAACTGCCCTTCCTGCTGTACCATCAGCGCTAGCATCACCATGTCTTCTTAAGACATCACCAGCTTCCATAACAATAGGAGCTGTCATTGTGGCACTTGCGTTAGTAGCGTTCTGCTCATGGTTTAGATTGATTCTATGTTGCGCTGTAATGCTTTCAATATTTGTGGTCAACTGGTTACTGTTTAACGAGAAGCCCATTCGCCCTGCAGTGCTATAGTTATGAGAAGCAGAAGCAATAACAAGACACCTTCTATTGGCCGTATACTGTGTGCCGTCTGTGGCATCATCAGTTATCGTAATTAGGTTTGCGCCAGTATTGGTATCAGTGTTAGTCATGCGCCCAATACGAGAAGCACCAGCTCCACCATAACCATTGGAGGTATTCTGATGGATGTACTGGAAGTCCATGAGATTGTTATAATTAACAGGGTTTGTCTTGATCTCTATGTCGTCAACCTTAAGGACTGCTCCATTGCTTAGTGCCTTGACATGAAAGAACCATCGTACCTGCGTGGCAGAGCTTGGTAGGAACGCTGAAACGAAATGCTTTCTTGCATCCGAACTGGCTTTAACAAAGTCAAGGTTGCTGGATATTATAGTTGTGTTAGTGACATCATAAAGGCCGACCTGGATATCATTGTCAAGGCCGTCATACATTGAGTAGAACGACATACCGATATCATTGCCGCGATCTCTTAAGTCAACATCAATAACAGGAGATAGGAAGTAGTCGTTTAAGGAACCAGCTGCTTGAGTATACTTAAGTGACTCGTTGCCCGCTAGCTGTGTGACTGCCTCATCGGCCAATGTACCAGAGATTGTACCGCCACCAAGCAAGGTAGCGTTGTCACCTGACGTTAAGTCTGCTGCGTCGGTAATCTCAAAGTCTTCAATATGGAATATGTCAACTCCACCAGAACCACCACCAAGGTCAATCAGGTTTGTACCGTCATCGCCAAAGTATTTATTAATATCGGTAGCGTAATAGATAAGCTTAGCCGTTCTGGCCCTGGCATCTATGCCTGCTTTTGTGTCAGATATGACACCATTGCCCCAGACAAAATCATTAAGCGCCGGGTTAAGCTCAGGCACCTTCTGGTCCTGCGCAACGGTAGTAGGCATCTCGTCAATAAGGTCAGCGATAAGAGTGTTCTTTACCGTGAACTCGGTGACAGCTGTGTCATCATCCAGGATAGCTCGCTTGGACGTAGTGTTAAATCCAATACGGCCCTGGTCACCTTGCGAAAAACTAGCTGCAAGGCGCTCAAGGATTGCTTTTTTTAGTTGTCCAAAGAATTGCATTAGATCGGATTCCTGTTAATTTTAATAAAGTAGTTTAAGTCCAAGAACTCTTTGCGGCCTGATACTTTTTCTAGCTGGCTAAATGTCTCTTCGAAAGTATTGTTACCCCTGACTGTCCCACCCATATTGATCGGCGTGTACACAAGGTCGTTTGCAGTGGCCAGGAATTTAACACAGAATGGTATGCACCATCCGTTGTTTGCGGCCTGCTCACCATTTAAGACCTGTGCGATAATATTACCATCATGCTCAATTTTCACACCGATGTCTGAAACTGAACCGACAGCCGCAACGCTTATTTGTCCCGATAGTTCATACCTCTCACCGATGACAAGGCTTGTGTCGCCAAGGTCTGTAAGAACAGCTGCGCTATCTGCTGTTAATTTCTTGGTTGTGACCACTGGTACTGCCTGGAAGTCTGGTACTGTAACATTCCCTGTGACTGTATGATAATCAGAGCCTGACACGTTTGACCCATCACATAGCTGCCATGAGGTATTATGCTCGCCCTGGAATGTACCAGCTGCTGGAGTAGGGTTAGGGTCATCTGCTAATTGGGATGTCTTGATGTCACCGAGCGCACTGGCATCGTTGTTGGTAGTTAGGTACTCAACCCATGCTGTGCCGTCAAAAACAACAAGCTTACCTAGGGTATCGTCAAACCTGATGAGTGCTTTTTTGCCAGGCCCTAGTGCTGCGGTAGTCTTTACCTCTAACTGAGCCTCTAATAATTGTCCAAAAACATGCATACGTTATCCTATTTGAATACCTAGCAACCTGTAGTTCCCAGCGATAAGGGCAATCTCGTCATTGACCGTCACAGTAGTAGCGGTTTTCGTGACTTCAAGACCCATGATTTCTTCGTTATTTGTGACATCGCATATCTGCCAGATACACTGTCTTGCATCATCAATGTCAGCTGATACATTAACTCCTGCACTGAGCTGCACATCGGTGTGAAGAGAGCTATAGCCCTTGTTCCCAACAGGTACAGCAGTACCACCTTGGTCAACATATAGCTGCGAGTCGTCTGTTGCATACCACAATCTTCCAATTGTGCCTGCTGCTGCTGCTGCTGATATGTTGGCAACTGTGTCATTTTCTGCCCTTAGCCCTATGGCCTGGCCTGCGAGATATAAGTCTTTGAACCTATTCGCTGCCTTACCGAGGTCTGCCGTGTTATCTGTACTTGCTCTAAGTATAGCAGGTTCCAGTACGAAAGCACCAGCGTCAATTCCATTAGCCTGTAATGTCAAAGTCTCTGTGGTTAGCGTACTGCCAAGAAGCGTCTGGCCTCCTGAGCGCCCTGCTAAGAGAGCGTATTGTGTGTGGTCATCATCTGGAAGGCCAGAGATTGAACCGTGGTCTATCTCCGTGTCAGGAGCTGAGGCAAGCCATGTACCGCTAGCCAGATCATAAAACAAAGCGTCCCCGTCAGCAGCTGGTGTAACCTTGCCAGTATCCTGATAGACGCTAAAGCGCAGGGCCATAAGCTCTGAGTTTAGGATGAAGTTCGTACCATCTCTTAACGCATTACTGAAATAAATATCTTGTGGCCTGGCTGCTGTGGCCCCTATATCGAAAGTAGCATCTGCACTAGGTTTCAGATCGTCTCCGAAAAGAATCTCCCCAGTGTTGGACGTGAGAGTTGCTGCATTGATCGTGATGTTATCAACATTTAATTGGCCAGTGATATCCATGATACCAGTGACCGTCTGCCCAAGACTTGTGACTGGGCTTTGGAGGTCTATAACTCCTGTGCCATTGGCCAGGATGTCCACGTTTCCATTAAGAAGCGTAGATGATAATGTGTTTAAATCTAAGCGAAGGTTGTCTACATTTAGTTGATCGAATTGCCCGACAGCGCCTGTGATATTTCCCGTTGTGGTGAGGTTCTCATCTCCAAAGCTAATGGCTCCTGAGGTGTCTGTGATGCTGCCTGTGGCAATAACCAGAGTGGAATCAAAAGTAGAAACACCAGCCGCAAGTGTGCCTGTGGTGTCGAGGTTTTCATCACCAAATGATATAGTCCCACCAGTATCAGTAATGGAACCAGAGCCAAGAACAAGTGTGCCTGATATGGTTGCAATGCCGGAAGCCAGTGTTCCTGTAGTAGAAAGGTTTTCGTTGTCAAAACTAATGCTCCCGCTAGAGTCAGTGATAAGTCCTGAGGCTACTGTAAGGCTATTAACTCCATCAGTAAAGATGCCGCTAACAGAATAAATATCTTTAATGCGTAGAGCAGCAGTCCCGATATCAAATTGATTATCAAGCGTTGGTCTAACAGCATCATTAAACTGAATAAAGCCAGTGTGAACCCCAACGGCATCGCCGTTATTAGCAGATAGAGTAAGGTTTTGATTAGCAAGGTCGCCCCCAAAAATATGCTGTCCTGCGAAGATTCCAGCAATAGGGACACCAAGATCGTCATGGTCTGTGCGCCCTAGTCTGTGAGCGTAGTAGATTTGAGTCTGGTCAAACGCTCCCTGGACTAGGTTATTGATACCCCAGTCAAAGTCAGCAACCTTATGCCAGATGGCAATAACGTCACCATCAAACTGGGCGAATAGATATGCTGCAGATTTACCATCTCCATCGTCATTAACGATACGGTAATCATTAGCACTCGGCGTTACGTCGCCTAGGTTTGGGGTATCTAGCCCCGTGGGAAGGTCTGCTGGCGTTGCGACAGCTGGCTTGTTCCGTGGATATAATACGTTAAAAACATAATCAAGTGCGGCCTGTGCGTCAGTGACACCAGGAGGCAGAGCATTATGGGAATAGGCAAACTCGTTAAGTCCATGCCTAAACAAATGCTGATGCGCACTAAATACGTTAAATCTGTTGTGTTCAAAACTAGGCATTGTTTATCCTATGGTAGTGCGTCGAAGTCAGGTAGGGGCCAGGCTCCAACAGATTCCCTCATAGCCAGTACGTTACGGTTTGTCCCGAGCGCTCCACCTACATATTTAAACTCTGTCAAAAGACAAGGCTGCCCAAGAGTGACATTAATAGGCGCTTCAAATAAAGATTCTATCCTACCTGCTGCGTCATATACATGAGATGTCTGCATCCCTTCCTGCATTTGAGATCGTATAAAATCCCTTGCCTTACTGTCTGCCATAATTTCTCCTACTTCTTACTAGGTATCTTAACATTTTTACTCTTAATTAGTAACCAGTGAATTTCGTTGACCTGTGTCTTCATGCCCTTGATTTCACTAGCATTTGCTTTTGACCGTGTTGTATTGTCCCGAGTATCCTGGTATGTGGACCATGCACCGTTCCATGCGCCAGTTATCGCGAGGCCTACCAAGACTGCACAAACGGTCCCGATCAGTTTCTTATTTGTCATTTGATACCTCCACACATTCTACGTTCTTGTAAACATCTTGAGTCTTCATACTCCAGAACAGATGGCCTAGTAGCATGCCAAAAACAAGGACTACCAACGGGTATTTGTAGCTGCCCCGTATAATATGAGCCGAGATAGATTCGCTCTTGCCTTTCTTCATAATAATATACACATCAAAAATTATAGCTATGGCCGCAGCAGTCACTATGAATAATACAGTAAGGTTCACCAGTCCTCTCCTTCTCCCAGAATCGCTGGGTTGACAGTCTTGTGATCTATAAATTGGAACATGTTGGCTGCAAATTTAACTGGCTGTGTTCCCTTGTTGTCATAGGAAAACTTGGCTCTGACCCCTAGGATTGGCTCCGTGGGGAACAAGATAATTCTGAGTTTCTCATTAGGGAATATATTCCAGGCTTTGCCGAACTTCTTGTATCTAATCCATCCATAGGTTTCGCCTGCGTAATACTCTGTTTCCAGTGTTAACGTATCGCCAGGGTTAGAGTCCCATGCGTAAAAGTCAAGGCCTTCAAATTTACAGTCGAACAGAAAGTCAAAGTAGTGCACACTAATTTGTTCAGCCGGAGCCGAAGCTAGTGGCATACCTGCTAGTCTTGCATCTTGCCCACTTCGAGCTGTAAAAGAAGTATCGCTCATAAGAATATCCTCGCACTTCCTGCTACGAAAATAGAACCTGACCCTGATACTGTTTCAGCTACAAGTAGTAATGGTTCAGAGTTATGGTCTATGTCGTACCCAAGATAAGCATCTCTGGCGAAAGCACCTTCGATAAGATTAATAAACTCCGACTCTTCTACAGACAAATCAAAGTGTCCTTCTGCAATAGAAAAACCTCCAGAGTAAGATGAGTACGAATCCAGCTTATCGAGGACTCCATTTATTGCTGACCAAACACCATTAACAATAGTGGGTCTATATAAAACTCTCCAGAAGACATGCTTGGAGCCTGATTTGGTTTTCATGTCATACCCAATAGGCAGTGCCGATAGGTATCTAGTTGCCTCACTAAGCCTAATGCCAAATACTACAGACTCGGTTCTATTAACTGAGACCGTGTTTACTCCTGTACTAAAAGGGAGAATTAGACCTTGGTTAACCGAACCACCGTCACTGACAAAATTAGCGCAGTTCATTCGCATAGTGGTCTCTGTGCCCTGGGCAGTAGTATTGGTCATCTCTGTTCGCATAGGGAGACTGCCAGATTTACACCATGGAGCTGCAAGGAAGTTTGCAGTCTTATGTACATGCGCGAATATAATATCCCCGCCGACATGAATAGATAATCTAACTGGCCCTACGCCTAGGTGGGTATATGAAAACTCGACAAGCATATCTTTTGTGATATCAAGAGTGACACCAGATTTCCCTGTACCATCAAGCTTGTCTTCGCTCCAATCGGCCTGGTCAATAACTGTTTCAACAACCGAGCCAGACACATCGCTCCTGATAAGCATTTGCAAAGTTGACCCATTTAACTGAAGGCCTACTCCATTAAACTGATCGCCGACCATAAAACATTTAACACAGCCAGCCCTCTCTTCCACAAAGCTAATGGACCATAATGAAAAAGCTGATGCTCCTTTAAAATATTGCATAACTCTGTAGGTCTGGCGCTCAACTTTTGCATTAATCGCTAGACCAGAGCTTGAGACAACCGCGTACATGTCAGAATCCCAGGAAGCCGAAGCATCTCCAGTTATCTTCTCATGCCAATAGCGATCACCTTTCCCCAGTGTATGAGGATGCTCTGCTAGAATATTTTCATTAGAGACCCTACTCCTACCAGAAGTATCAATAGACCCCATAGGCGGTGTCACCTCTACAGGGTCATGGATTTTTACATCCTGAGTTGAATCATCTCCAGATAGGTCAGACATTTATTAAGCCTCTATACCAGACAGAGTTGAATAAAGGTCAGTAACCTTATCTCTATTGGTGATGGTAACTCTGATTTTCGCAGTAGCTACTTGCCTAAATATTTTATAAAGAGGTAGAACAAATGTTGGGTCAGCTGCTTGCTTAAACCCAACATACAGTGTTGTATAAATTCCCGAAGCAGGTGCTGTCTCTTTCTTTAATTCAACCTTAAATTCACCAGCAGAAGAAACAACTAGCTGTATAGCCTTGAAAGTCTTGGCAGCAGTCACGGTGTAATCGTGGTCTGCCTCAGCATCTTTCGCAACCGCTGCGGAAGTTTGATAATCTTCTACCTCGTCCCCTGGGTCTTCTGTTTCAGCAACTCTGACCGGGTTTGCTTCAGTACCAAATGCGGCACCAGTGTCATCCCTAAGCTTCGCCTTTACGTGGGCATCGCCATCAGTATCAATCTCTTGACCCTGGGAAGGGGTCGTGTAATCGACCATCTTGACTTGTACTTTTTCGTCTACATCCGACTCTGTTTTGATCGGCATACTTGTATCTGCATCGGCCATGCTATTTCTCCTGTTGGCTTAATTGCTCATCTATTTCTATTAACCTTTTCTCTTGGACTTCAATCTGAACTTTCAGTTTCCTTATGTCTTCCTCTCTTTCGAGTATTTTAAATTTATATTCATCGCAAGATAATAGAACTCTTTTTCTTTCCATCTTCTTACGTTCGATTTCTAGACTCATACAAGCACCGTCTGTATGGCTCCACTAAAGTCTGCACCAGCAGGGCCGTCGTTTCTAACCTTCAACTCTATTAATATACCAGCGTCAACTTCGATACCACCATTGGCTGAGGAAAAATCCATGTCCATATTAAATGCGTTAGTCCACCATCCTCTCTTTTGTCCTTCTGGGACTGCATCAATGTACACAGTATAAAGCCCTCTATTGTCACCCTGGCCAAGTGCTGATCTAACAAAGACCTTCCTGTCTACAGGGACTGTTAGAGATGCGAGCGTTACTTCCGCACCAGATGCTACACCAGTCTGCTCCCCATAAGTGTTGGTTATCTTCGCAACCTTTAAGCCTATAGGTATACCAGTCGAAGGGTCGAACCCTGGGAGTATTCCTATTGCAGCGTCTTCACAAGCCTGGGACCACTCCCTCATTTCAGGGATACTAGCTAGCTGGTTACCTGCCTCGTCGTAGGAGAACGCTCTGAATAACGAAGGGGCAGAGTTGATAACGTTGCCTTCAAAATTCTGCTCACCCACAGGAACTATATGTAGTCTTGTTCTATACCTCTCAGTCAGCAACCCTTCGGCGTCATAAACATTACAGACCTTCGCCAGGATATTTGTATTCTCCAGGATTAGCCATTCGTTAATGTCAAACTTGAGCGGGTTAAATGCCATAAAAAAAGAGGGTCCGAAGACCCCCTCTCCTAATTAGTATTAGTAATTAATGGTATGGATGATACCGCACATAGATGGCTTGCTAACTACAAGCTCTCCATAGAAGCGAGTATCCACAAAGTATTGATACCCACTAGTGGCACGAACTTCGTAGAACTGATTCCCTGAATTGGGAGACTCACGTCTCTCAAAGAAACCGTTAGAGTGCAGTTTTAATGCTCTCCAATCCATGATAAGAATCTTATCGTCATCCATTTCATGGACACCAACGATAGTCAGCTTACCGCGAACCCCTACGATATCAATCTCGGTCCAACCAAAAACGCTTGCGCGGGTATCAGTGGCTGAGAATTGACGACCTTGAGACACAGCAGATGCAGGCCCTTCAAGAGATTGCATGGCTGATGCAAGGTTCTTGTAAGACATAACAGCATCAGTAGGCGAACCTTTACCAAGTTGACGAGTCTCATTCTGGAACTCGAAAATCTTTTGTAGCAAGTTGGCCGCAGTGATGGTTGACCCATCAAAGTTCTGCGCTTGTAGGTGAGGAAATGCTAGCTTGGTTTGACCAAACAATGCAGCAGACCCACCGTTAGCAGCTGATAAAAGCTGATCAGGTAGCGCTGTGAAAGTATTGGCGTCATCAATAGCACCACGGATATAAGCCTTGTCACCTGCGATAAGGTTTGCACCTGTAGCAGATAAATCGACCACAGGGCCAGTTAAATCCTTGTTGGTCACGATAGTGACAAGCTTAGTGTCCACAACGATCTGGCTAATATAACCAGAACCTTTAGCGACAGCAGCTGGACCTTCTGTACCAAATTCAAGGTACTGTCCAATTTGAAGACGGGCAGGTCGTTTAACTACAACAACCCCGTTGACCAAGTCTTCCCCTGCTCCACCAATAGTTAATGGGTCGATAGACTGACCATTAAGTAAAGACGTAGAAACAATGTCCTTCATGTCATCAATAAACTCTTCCAACTGGTCAGGGAGAATCTTAATAAAAGACTGCTCCATGCTGTCATGTTGGTCCAAGTCTTTTTGATGGAAGACCATAGTGCCCCAGATTTCTTTATATCCAGGTACAGTTCCAAGAACGTGGGATGTCTCAGTGACATCAGCTTCGGCCGTTAGTGACCCTTGTGAGAAAGAAGATGCTTTACCACCACGGAAAGGAACTTGCATTTCGCCGCCCTTCCACTTTTGGTCCTTCTCTACTTTTGTCAAGAAATAGTCACGCTTTACAAGCTCTTCAAATAAAAGAGAGTAAGGCATATACTTCTTGAGCATGTTATTAAACGATTCAGTCGTTGACATAATATACTCCTATATTAGGTTTCTATCTGTGCTGCCAAATCTTTAAGCTGTTGAAGGCTTCCGATTGGTCTAGACACAGGTTTGCCACCACCACCATTTAGTCTGGGGAGAGTGGGCTTTCCTTCGGCTGGGGCACCATTGCCTTCGCCAAGGTCTGCAGCAGGAACTAACCCTTGATACCTGGCCATTACTTGATTCACGGCTTGGTCAATTGAAGGCTCCTTGCCCGTCCTTTGGAATACTCCCATGCCATATTCAATAACCATTTCGGTTACGTCACGGGCATTTGTGACTATCCCTTTTGATACTAGTGCATCAAAGACAGGTTTATGCTCTTCGGAAGCAACTAGAACATCAACACTTGCGATCTCTTGCTGAACACTGGCTTGTCCCCTTTCGGTTTTAAACCCAGCAACCTCAGCTCTGAGGGCTGCGACTTCATCCGCTGTGGACTTGTCTGCGTTGATCTTCGCCTGTTCTTCCTCAGACTTCTCGTAGAACTCAGCTCTTCTAAGGGCGTAGTCTATGATGGCCTGGTCGTCCAATTTAAAAGCTGTAAAAAGCTTATCAAGTTCGCCCTTCTCTCTCCAGTCAACCATGTTTTGGTATCCCTTTGAAAGTAGTCCGGCTTGCTCATGGACTTGACCGTGGTCAGTTTTCCACTTATCACGATCAGCTTTGATGTCGTCTAATCCTTCTGACCTTGTAATAAGATCGCGAATGTAGTCTTCATCCTCTTTTGTTTTAATGGCACCATGCAGGCGGTCATCAAAACTTCTTTCTTCGTCCTTGAAGTTGTAGGAATAGTTTGGCGTATACTCTTCCGTGTCTTCTGGACTAAGCTCAGCGTTTTCAATCACTGGCTCTTCTGGGGTTAAGTCCCCTTCTTCAACATGCTCCGACATGTAATCTCCTAGTTATGAGCTTGCGGCTCTATTATCGGATTGCCCTATTTGCGGTAGGGACTGTACATCATCTTTAGGAGCTAAGCTTGCGTTAATGGCTTGCTGCGATTGCGGTGGCAGAGCATCTAACGAAGTGGAAAAAGTCCCCTGTTCATTCAACTTGCTAACGAGCCATTGGATTGCGTCCGATGGCACCTTTATTCTTTCTACTCTCTGAGTCGCAGGATTTAACCAACTGGCATTGATGGTTGTCAAAAACCCACCTGACGGGATGAGTCCTAGCTGCGCTCGTCGAGCAATTTCTTGTTGTGCTGCAAACTGCATTTGGTGCTGTTTGAGTTTCTCAAAATAATTACCTTGTATCTGTTCATCGAGAAACCTAAAGTCTCCCTTTTTCATACGGTGGTCCAGCCCCTTCATAACAAACTCATGGTTGTCGTTGAAGCCCGCTGGCCTTTTTTCTCCACGGTCCAGTGCCAAGATATCGTTTTCAATGTTATCCTGGTCAACTGTAAGAGTTGAGAACGCAGCTTTCTGGTTACCGTATGGTAGCTGCTTTATAAGATTGCCCAATTGGTCTGGTTGCAACGAAGAGCCAGCGTACTGGAGCGTCTGGGTAATGGCCAAAACCTTCCCGAACTTCTCTTCGATATCTCCAGACTGAGCTATCAATTTAAATTCAAAACCAGTATTGTCCGTTCTTTGGAACTCTGGCACGTTAACCATTTCCTCGCGACCATTAATCTTAATGATATGTTCAGGAGTCAAATACTTCTTAGCCACTTCCATTGCGATGCCAAAGACATCCACTTCGAACTGGTTATACTTATCTGCATACTTAGCGAATCTTTTCTTATCGTTCATGGACTTAAATAACAAAGCATAAGGGTCGCCCTGCGTTTGCTTGTCGTCCATTATAAATGACAGGTTGCAGGCCTCGTACATTTCCTTGATCTGCTGGATACCGTAGTCAAGATACTGAGCGCCCGATCTTCCAGGCTGAACAGTCGGAGGCGGTCCATTGACTTTAATAGCCCTAACGCCAGCCATATTCCCACCACTGCTTATCTTGGTCCCGCTTTGAATAAATACTTTGTCATCACCTAGCGTAATCTGATGTTCGGCCATTTTAGAACTAGACCGATTTATCTCAACCTGATACGGGCGACACACTCTAATAATAGAGCTTGCGCGAGCTGATGTGGTCTGCTCGTCAAAACCAGCATAAGCCCATGGCCATATACCAAAAGGAAGCTCTTGCTCAATAACTTTTAATTCGTCGGTAAATAGAACATAGAACCCATGCGGTACTGTATGACTAGGCCGGACGTATAGTTCGCGAATAAAATATTGGTCTTTAACATTCTTGTAGCCACCAGTATTGGTGTCAAAGATTCTTGTTACGTTCTTTGAACCAGGAGATATCTTGTCAATATCCTTCGGTCTGATTGCTTTTATGAGGGCCTCGAACTCTTCCTTGTCAACCATGCTCTCTTGAATCAACCATCTGGCCTCAGAGAAGTCTCTGGCTTGTGGGTCGCGCTTGATATCAAAACCAAACACCCTGTCTATGATAACCTCGCCTAAGCGAGTCGGCGCACCAGTCTCTTCATTAGTCCCAGTCACGGGTCCGTTGTCGTAATCAAACGTGACCTTAGCAAAAGTCTCGCCCAATACAACGAAATCATTGACATGTTTGAGTCTCTTCTTCTTCCATCTGTTTGAGTCTTGAACATTGTCAACAACAGCTTGGTGCATCTCTGCAGACTTTCTATCGCTTAACTCAGCCTCATTATATGGATGAGCAACAACGTCTGGATTGCCAGACAGGATATTATCAGAATAAATATTAGTAATTCTATGTATATGATTCTTGGTGATACGAATCTTTTGACTAGATTTCTTTTCATCCTTACTCCTGTAGTTACCAGCAGGGGAGGATTTTTTGTTATAGTGCTGCCCACTGCGGAGTAATACATTGGTTCGCTGCTCAGCAAAAATCTTACTGTCGCATTGCTTACCTTGTTCGTACATTTTCTTGAGTTTCTGTAATGTAAAATCAGGCATTTACTCTTCTCTCAAATGACTTTCTTCAAAAGCCTCAGGGTCGTTTAACAGCTGATCATCTTCCAATGGATTGTAATCCTCGGAATCTATGTCCATGACTTCATTGTTTACTACTTCATCTTGCAATGCAATAGGTAATATGGGTTTTTCTTCGTACAATTCAACCTTATCCCCGAATAAAGCGTGAAATCCTGCATATTTAAGCTCAGTCACGCCCGATTCGCCGCATTGTTTGATAATGCTGCAGATATCAGTACAGCTCATTCCATTCCTCGAACTCGGACTCGATATCGCCTTCGATTTCTTGGCGGTCTTCTTCTGTCTTCCAGTAGTCACGGGGCCTCTCCTTTTCTGCAGTACCTTCCGCAGGTTTCTCTAATTGTTTTTGCTCAGGCATGCCTAACAATACCTTCTCCCAGTCAACAGGGACTTGCATAATATTATAGCGCGCCATATCTATTAAGTCGTCTTTAGCTTTTGTCTTCGGGGTACTCGTCTTGAGCGTCTCAAATTCCCTAGCGAGCTTGAGAGCTTCTCCGTCATCATCCTCAGGGTCATAATATATGACGAGTGTTCCACTCTTGAGCAGAGTGTCGAGCGCCTCTTCACCGATTTCATGGTCCTTTTTCGCTTTCTCAAAGTAGTCACCAGCCCTCGTTGTGATTGTTCCAAAGTCCTTGGCTGCATGATCATAGCACTGTGATACCAGTTTTGTCTTGCCTCTGAATCTACGGTAGAACTTATATGAGTCACCATGGGTCGTCTCTATCTTATCAAGCCGCTTGACTCTAATAAGTCTAAGTTTATCAAAATCAGGAGATGCAGTAAGTAGACCCATAGCGGTAGGATGATTATCTTCTCCACCACTCCCAAGATCAATAGAGCCGTAACACGTCCATCCCTTCGGTACGCCTTTATAGTAACTTCCATCTGGTCCTTTAGGATAAGGCTTATAATTGCGCTCCCTATCGAAGCCAGGATACTTGAGGCCGCTATCCAAAACAAAGCGTCCATAGACCCTCCTGTCTCTCTCGTTCTTATCTTTACATGATCTCTCTATTCTTTGTATGCGAGCCTTGGTCCACGGCGTAGGTGAGCCATCCTCATACTCCAAACAGTCATACATGCTGACCTGTCTCTTGAAAGCTTCTGGGAACTTCTCTTCAACACCTGTGCCCTCTATGGTTTGACGCCATATCTCCTGCCCTAATGTTGCAGTGAACACCATAGACATTTGGCCATCACTAGCAAACAGCCTGGCTTCAAGCTCTGGAAGCAAATGCTCAGGCAGCTCTTCGTCACAGTCTATTGCGAAGACCGTTCCTGACTGCAAGTCCATCACGTTCTGGTTGTATGTCTTGAAGTAGATTTTATACCCAGAATTGAACTCGATATACTTAAGCACTTTATTAACAATAGTCTCTTTCCAGCCGAACACTGGATGCTCTTTGAATTTACCGCGAGGCAGATAGTATGGTTCCCACTTTTCCTTGAACTCAGACATCACTGTGTCCTGGTTGGGATAAAGATACCAGCTGTACGGTCTTGTTTTTGGTTGGAACTCAAACTGCTTAGGCCATAGCTCAGGCCATGCGCTTGAGTCTGTCGCGATATCAATCCTGTCACATATCTGTATAGAGGACTTTCCGATCTGATTGGCAGCACAAATCATGCGCTTGTACTTCATGCGAGCCTTGCAGTAATCAGCTTGCCACTTATACTTCTTGAAGGCATACAAATGCGGGAGGCATTGCATCCTCTCTAGCTTTTCCTCATATAACCTAAGCTTCTCTCGTTTAAGTTTTAGAGTATTATCTAGGGCCACCAGTCTCCCCTAGGTCTGAGTCATGGCTATGATCGCCACCATCCTCAGCATCCTGAGTCCTGGCCTTGCCGTCTTCTCCAAAGAAGTGAAAGTGATGACCTTCTCTCGTTAGTGCTGGTATTGCTCCACCAGTTAATGTCTGGTTCGACAACTCATGCACATGGTCACCTTTAGTTTCGTTACCGTTGGACATTCTTTTCAGGTCGTCCATATTTAGATTCTTCTTATCTTCTACTTTCTCTTCCGGCTTCTCTTCCGGCTTTTCATCTTCATATTCTGCCATGTCTTCTCCTATTGATAGATACCGTTCTCGAACTTGTTAAGCTTAGACTGGGCCATATCTCTAAGGGATAAATTAACAGATAGGTTTCTTATCTGCACATCCAAACGCCCATTACCCATATCATTCTTGCGTATAAAATCCTCAGTTTCTAATGCTCTTGTTGCTGCATTGTCTCTGATTTTTGTCCAATGTTTAATTAGCTTACCCCTCGACAACTTCTACCTCCACAGTATCTATAAGCTTCGGCTTGTCGCCTGAAAGCTGTTGTTCAATTTCTTTGATTCTCTTATCAATATCTGACGAACTCTCATTGGAAACATTGTCAGTAGTCTTCTGATGCTGATTGATATTGATCTGCTTCTGGATAAACGATCCTTTGACCCTGTTGTCCAAATGCTTAACGACCTCTAATAGGGCCATGATTTTTTTCGGGTCAGTCTCGTCCCAGCTCTCCATGACTCCATCAACCTTCTTATATTTCTTGCTCGTTAATTCCATGCCAAGCATTTCAGGTACACGCTCTAGCGCCTTCTGTAGCATCGCACTGACCTTAACTTCATAAGTCTCAAGCGGCTGGATTAACCAGGCCATTCTTTTTGGGTCTTTAATAACACGATTATAGAAGTGGTCTTTGTGGCAGACGCCTGTGTATATCTTGTAGACACGCATCTTGTTCCCAGTTTCCTGGGCATGGATGTACTCGGTCCACCATGATTGCTTTAACTCATACAAGAGCATGTTGGGCTTGGCCAGCTTCCTGGCTTCTTCCTCAGACATATCTCTGTATCCATCTGGGATACTTTGAATTGATCGGTACAGTGCGTCCGTAAAGAACGACTTGTCTAGTGCTTTTGTTTCTGATTCATCCATGTCATTAGGTTAATCTAATACTTGGTCTGTGTCAAATTATGCGAATTGATCTATGTTTTGGAACTGGCTAATATTAGGAAGCTCTGCATCAGGGACACCTTCCTCAGGCTCAGGGATGAAGTCATCAATAACCTGAGTCTGTCCAGATACTGGCTGGCCCTGTTGCGCCTTGAGTAGTTCCTTGACGATCTTCTCGTTGAGCTTAGCTTCCTTCTCGGCCGCCTTATCAGCGTTAACCTCGATCTCCTTCTTGGAAATCTCAATATCCATCGCGCTATTCATATTGCTCTTAGTCATCTTCAACTGGTCAAGTTCGCTCTGGGCATCTGCTCCCTGTAGCGCTTGGGCCATTTCTTCAAATCCTGCCATTACTTTCTCCCGTGTCTTTTTCTTATTGCTTCGAAACTGTTAGCATCTTTCTCTTGCTTCTCAAGAGCCTTTCTTTCTTTCTGCGCCTTTACGTCATCACCTCTGCCTGAGAGATATAATGCACCAGCTGTTCCCACTCCTGCTCCCAGTAGAAATTTCCACGGAACAAAACGACGAAGCAGTTTTGCAGTGCCACCAGGTATCCCTTTCATTTTTGACCCAGCCTTAAGCATCTGGTCCACTCTTTTGAGAAGGTTCTTGTTTTCCAGTAATATCCTCTGTTCTTTAGTTGGAATTATCCCAGGGTTAAGAGCGCCTTCTACAACATTGGGCAGTCTTCTGCTTGACGCTATCTCAGAAGGGGCGGGTAACTTATCCAGTCTTGATCGCTGCTCAAAATTTTCAATTGATGGTAGCGAGCCTTTTGGTGCAACTTTACCATTGGCCTTTATTTGATCTTCAATATCCTGACCAGCTGCATCCACGAAAGGGAAAAAGTCATCAGCCTTAGGCTTCTTGATTCTCGCCTTAGCTTTCTTTAGTTTGGTAGATTTCTTTTCTGGCTCTGGGGCAGCTTCTTCTACTACCTGATTCGCTCTAACTTCGTCACCTTCAACTGAGTCAGGTCTAATATCCCCAACTTTGGAATCCTTGGGGCGTATATTCTTGTTCCTAATGTTATTAATCCCAGCAGCTGCGACACCAGCTCCTAGAGTAGCGTTCTCCAAACTATTTGGGTCTTCTTGAATTTCATCTAAATTAGTGATCTCTCTAGGTGCTGATTCATCCTGATCTGCGAATTGCGCTTGTAGGGCAGCAAGCTTTTCTGGGTCACCAGCAGCATCTGCCAATGGGTCGATACCAAACTCGCTATTCTCAACAGGGTCCAAAAGATCGACACCGAACTCAAGTATGGCCAGCTTGGTCGCCTGGTCAAATTCGTCAATCCCTATTTCTCCAGCAAGGTATCTTTCGAGTGTACTCTTTTCTTCTGCCATATTAACTCCTATTGTCATAG